ACTGCTAAATCATAGGTCGCATCGTTTTCATCGGTTATCGTGCTGCCGACTGCTCTGCCAACTACTGTAACATCATCATTCACAGTTAAAACTGTTGTGCCTGTTGCAATTGAGGCAACGGTAGCATCTGCATCATTTTTAATAGTAACATCTGATGTAGAGCCTTGGCCTGTAAGGATCAAACCCTCTGCCGCAGTAAAACCAATCGCTGCATCATCTCCCGCAGCAGTATCTCCTGCGGCTTGCAAAGTTCCTGCCGCAACAATATCGGCGGCGGCATTAAATGTACCAGCTATAGATAAATCAGTAAGGGCATCAACTACTGCCGCGCCGCTTCCTGCACCATCCAAATAGACCATAGATACCTGACCATTTGGTATGGTTACATTGGCTCCAGACCCCTGACTTATAATAATACTATACGGACCAGAACTGCCACTATCTGTAGTAGCATTCTCAATTATATGAACTCTGCTATTAGTATTAGGACCAATAGTGATTGTACAGTTGGAGTCTAAAGCACCTGTATACTTGATATACATGGCTCTAGCTGGATCTGTAGACCCATCTGCAACAGTGCTTGTATGAGTGTCAGCATTTGTAGTTATGGCTTCTGTGCCAAAACTTAAAGCCTCGCCAATAAGCTCAAGATTTGTATTAGTTGTTGTTCCCCAAGTACCAGAACCATCGCCAGTACCTAATTCATTAAGTCTTAAATCATTCACATAGGTGCTTGCCATTTTTCTGTCCTTATGCCGCTATATCTGTCCAGTTTGGTGTCTGTGACACTGTTACACCAGCCCAGTTTGGTGTCTGTGATGGGATAATTGGTCTGTAAAGTATTTCTTCTCCCACCGCTCCTGTTGCCAAAACCCCTGTTGGAAACACGCCTATTGACTGAATAGGGGCTACTGTTCCTGTTCCTAATGTAGCAGTTATAGAATTACCTGTAACCGCAAAAGTTGCCGTGCCTGTTTCGGTAGTGTTTCCTAACGCACTTGTTCCAGCAGACCCAGTGACTGCAAAAGCCGCTGCCCCTGATACGCTAACAGTTCCTAATGCACCTGTTCCTGCCACCCCTGTTACAGGGATTTCCAAAACATTTTGTACAGTAGGAGTTCCTAATGCGGTAGTTCCAGCAACTCCTGTTACAGCAAGTGGAACACTTTGGTTCCACGCACCCTCACCCCAAGTTCCTCTACCCCATCCTGTTAACGACATAGGCTACCTCATTAGGCTATTCGTATAATGGCATTACTTGCATCCGCTGTTGGGAACTGAATAGTAAATGTTCCCGAAGTGGATGTTTTATTAGAACTAAAATCTAAAACTGCGACAGCTTTATTACTATTCGTGCTGTTATAAATCAACGCACCCATTGCAGTAATTGTGGCTGTAGTAAAGCTAATGTCTGCAAAATCAGTCAATGCTGTTGTGCCAGAGGTGGTTGGAGCAACTTTAGTAAGAGTGCCACCACCCGCCGTGTAAGATCCGCTGTTAGCTACCTCACCCGTGGTTGTATAAGCTGTCGTTGTTGCGCCAAGAGTGGCTGTAGTGCTAGACTTACCGCCACCACCCTCTGCGTAAAGAGCCAGCTTAAAAGCATTACCGTTTGTTGCGAAATTGTGTGTTCCTAGCATCAACTCTTGTTTAAATGCTGTACACATTGCTTGTGCGATTGCCATTACAGTCTCCCAATAGCGTTTGCTAGTTCCAGTTGTCCAGCCTCACGGACCTTGGAGCAAATACTAGCACGTTCTTCCTTTCTAGCCAACTCTATATAATATTGTGCTAGATTTCTTACTCTATCCCTAAATGCTTCAGCTTGAAGACGAATAGGCTCTGGAGCATCATCAGATATGTATATCAACTTATTCGCCAACATATCTGCTATTTGATCGTTAGATAAACCACCGTTTTCGGAGGTCACTATGTTAACGGCTCCCACACTTCCTGAACCTAAATCAAACATGATCGTGTCTCCCAAAAATAACCGGGTTACTCTCCACTGGCTCTGGTGGTTCTATCTCCGATTGTCTACTAATCAACAAACTTCCGTTTTGAACAGTCTGTACCAAGGGGTCATCAAGACGATGATAGCCATATAACTTCTCGTTATCAGGTACATTTGTGTCTAAAAGGGTGGATCTGTGTGCAACTTCAATCTTAACACCCTTTGAGACAGCTATGGCGCACCAAAACTCAACGCACGCACGGCCTGACTCTGCCATACTTACATTTTTATATGTATAATCAATTCCATACAAACATATTTTAGTAGCCTTAGACCAAATAGCATAAGCAACCGCATAAGCAACCGTGTTATTGAAATAACAGAAGCCTAATTCTGTAGCCACTTCCTTTAATGGAAAGAGTTCTAGTTGTTTTACACGTTTATCTAACTGGCAAGTAACTATAGGCTTTTTGTTTTCTTTTAAGAACCTTCTAGCAACCCCTGTTTGTGAACCAGCGTTTTCCGTGTCAAGAAAACGTGACACTGGGTCCATCATAAACGTCTTATCAACGTGTATAATGGCTCCAATACAGTTTATGCCCCAAACTTCATCAAATTCTTGTGATGCGACTCGAGCAGAGATATAATCAGAATAGCTGCCCCCCAGCCCAACAATGGCAACATTCATGTTCTCTCTCGACTAACTAGACCATTTCTATAAGCATCTGCATTCTCGCGTGCTTCTCCGTAATCTTTCATCCTAATTAGAGACTCTGAAAATCTGTCATTATACATCTTCAACACATCAGCCTCACCCTTCATAAAGGTATATGCCTCTATAAGACTGCCATATAAGATGGCATTAGGCGCATTTTCACTAACCCATGTTAACGTGGTATCAGCAGAAGTTGACACTACTATCCCAGTAGCCCCGCTAGTGCCACCTGTTACTGTCTCGCCTACAGTAAATGTTCCGGTAGGAATTATAATAACAAATTCAGTAACAGATGTTATTGAATTTATAGTGGTGCTTTCCCCGCTGGTTCCACCAGTGATAATTTCATTAGCTGCAAATGTTCCAGAAACATTGCTTACTGTTAACGTGACTTTGCTTGCTGCAAGACTTACAGGTCTATAATAGTAATGAAGTTCTGAGTCAAATGCAGCGTTTGGTGTAGGTGCTAATATGAAAGTATTAACATCGTACAAGCCATAATACTTGGGTACTCCGGTGGTCGCGGGATTTGGATTGTATTCTTGAATAAAATTAACGTCTTTTTGTAACAAAAACTCTTTAGAACTAGAATTTTCTATAGAAAGACTAAAAGATGCAAGATAGTCATCAGGAACCGCTAAAAACTGGTTACCAGAGGTCATTGCTCCAGAAACATTTTTTCTAAAGAAATCTAAATCCACAGACTTAAAAATACGTTCTTCTGCGGACTTAATAAATGTACTTAAATGAGAGACAAAAACTGTCTCTTGATTGTCCGTAAAGTCTTTAACAGCGGTTTTTAATTCTGTGTAAGTATAGCTCATGGTGTATTTGCCTGTCCGCCCATACCACTGTGGTTTGTGCAATAGTAATACAGTGTTGGTGCTCCAGAGGCTACTGTTATTTGAGTGTACGCCCCTGAAGACCCAGGAGTCCCATTAGTGCTTACCCCTGTTGTATATTGAGAACCACCACTGTGAGTTCCGCCAGAAGTTGTAGAAAATCTTAATGGATGACCAGAATTACTACTGTCAGATTGATCAAAACGATAAGTGCTACCTTCTGAAAGATTGACCGTAGCTTGTCTAGCACCATCAATATAATATTTATTAGCTCCATAATAGGAAGCAACTGTAACAGTATAAGTAGCAGCTATAGATGTTCCCGTGCCTGAAGCTGTAACAGTACCAACTGATCCTGTTGCAGAAACACCCGTGACACCCTCAACTATAGGAGTGTGCACATCTCCGCCAAAAGTGACTGTGCCTATAAGTCCTTTAGCAGGCGTAATTAGAGGCTCAAATTTAAGCGTAGATAGATTAAAAATGGGAAAAGTAACTTTTATATCAGAATTTTCTGATCTGTCAGGTCGTGGATCACGCAACGCTTGAGGATCTGCAACAACCCTACTTGGTTGTAGTTGTGGATGTTTAGGCTCAAACTCATCCACTCCAACAAGCAGACCGTTCCATTCCTTACGCATATCTTTAAGACGATAACGGAAGCCGGAACGATCTGAGATTCCATAGGCATCTTTTCCAGAAGCGTATCTCGCCATTATACCCTCAAATATGAAATACTAGGCTGCAATTTTAAAGATATTCTATCTTCATCTTCATCTGCCGCACGTTGAAACTCTTCTTCGTACACAGTTTTCAATAATTGAACCCGTTCTGGAGCTTTTTTTAAAGCTATATAGTAAGATAGACCAGCTACCATGCATGGTAAGAACCGAAAAGGTGCATCTGTTGTATTTTGTAAGGTATCCGCGTCTTGAATACGATTCACAAAATAATAAACTAGTGTTTCTGTAGAATCATTAGGTGTAGGCCACAACGTAAGTACTGGAGTGGTTTGTCTATCAAAAAAGTATTGAGTAGGTCTTCCAGAAGTAGTTTTATTAGTAAGATTTAAATAATCACCCCTAGAAATTTTGGTCAAAGGTAAATCTACGTTACTTGTGTTTCTAACTACAACTTCTAGTAAATCGGCAATATTACTTGTTAAAGTATATGAGGCTGTTCCAGAGGTTAAAGCCTGGGTTCCAGCGGTAACAGTCCAAAGATTTAGTCCACGATTTGCCCAATCAGCAAACATCAGGTTTAAAGACCTACGAGCTGTCCTAGCATCATAACCCGTGCGAACCTCTAGTCCAC